CCGAAAAACGAACGGGGTCGAAAGGAATTTTTGCGCGTCGAAAGCCATTAGGCAAGAATCCGGACGCCGGCGATTTCGGCCGCGATAGTGCAAGCGACTTCGATCGTTCCGTCGGTCTTTATATCCTCGACCGCTCCAAGCTTGCCTTGCGCCAGGATATAGGGTTCTTCCAGGCGGTCAGGGAAAAGCTTGAAGAAAACCGCTTCGCCTTCCATGGCAAGCAACGGGTCGGCCAATTTGCTTGGAGCGCGCATCGTAAAGGACCCGGCGTTCAAAGTCGAAGAAACTTCGCCGACGGCCAGGCCATAAAATTCTTCCGAATTGACGGAATAACTTTCGGCCGGCCGCTTGAAATCCTTCGCAATCGATACGGCGGAAAAATCCGGCGTCGCGTAGGAAACATAGACTTTTTTCCCGGTAGTGGTGGAACCGGCATCGTCGCTATGGATTTGCGGAAGGGCCGAAGCCATGTCGACGCCGGCATAACCCAGGACGCCCGCGCTTTCGCGATAGGGGTCGACGGTCCAAACCGGGTTGTTGTAAACCTCGCGTTGGCTACCGACGATTTGTTTTATTTCGTCGGCCGTAACCGCCGCCGAATCGCCGTCTGAATACCAAACTTGCGCGATCTCAATCGACGTTGTTGGAATCCAAGGCGGGCCGCCATTGGCGCCGCGTGTCGTGCTGAATGCCGTATGTTCCGCGCCTTCGACAACGGCCAACGCGCCGCTTGAGTTGATAGTGATAGATAGCTTTTGATAGTCTGAAACAGCCGGCCGCGTGATTGAAAGATCGGCGTCGGCTTCGACGTCGGTTTCGACGCCGGCCAGGTAAACGGAACCGGCGGAAACGTCGACAACGTCGGACGATCCGGAAGCCGCAACCGAAACGACCAGGCCGGAAATGATGCCATTCGGCCGGACGATCGGAGCATATCCGCTTCGCTTGCTCCAAAGTTGAGCCGCTGAGTTGAAAATTGTGAAGTCCCCCGAATCGGTCAAAGCGACATACCCGGCCGGGGATTGTCCCGCTTCAAAATACAGTAAAGGTGCGCCCATGATTAAACCCTTTCATTTATTGGGAATAGGGATTCCCGGTTTTTGTTCTGTACGCTATCGAAAGCCGCGCATTTGACCCGGCGACGGTTTGTCCGTCTTCGGGCCAATCTTCCGCGCCGCCTTCGGTATAAACAATCGATTCGGCCAGGCCGCCGCATGACAACGCGTTGGCGTCGTATTCTGTGCCGCCGGTTATGGCCGCGGCGTCCGCGCCGCCGACCGTTACAGCTTCAAGGCCGAAGCCGGTCCCGGTTATTCTTCGGACCCGGACCGTTCCGGCCGCGTCTTCGCCTAACCATGTCCCGGAAGAAACAGAAACCGCGGCGACGTAAGCCGTTGCTCCTGTATCGTCCCCGGTTAGAGTGTCGCCGACTTCGATTTCGGTTTCGCCGTCTTCGAAGGTGTAAACGATTTCGTTGCCGGTGAACGCTTCCAGCAGGTCGGCAAGGATTTTTTCGGCGATCAATTCCGGGTCGGACGACCCGAAGGCCATAAACCCGGAAACGTCGACGTCCATCGTCAAAATATTTTCGCCGTATTCCGGGGAATTGCTTTCGCGGCCCGGCTTTACAACAACCGCCGGAAGTTGCTTGTTCGGCTTCCGGGCAAGAAAAACGTTCGTCCCGATCGACGTTTGAAAACCCTTCGTCGCCAGGATATCGGCCGCCCGGAGTTTTAGCGCCGCGATGATTTGGGTTCGAATAGAATCAGCCATTTGTTAAAGCCTTGAAAGTTCGTAAGCGATTTCCTGCTCCATGTTTTTCAAAAGCCGCGCGTTTGCCTTGTCTTCGACGTTTTTCCATCGGCCCGCCTTCGCAAGAATATCTTCGACCCGCGGCCCGTAAAGTTCTTTGATCGGCAAGCGGAGGTGTTCCGGTAAACGACCATAATCGGACTTGTCGGCAAGTAGGGATTTCGTCCCGGTCCCGACCTTGTCCGTTTTGCGCCAGAAGACGCCGACATGGCCGGACCGCATGGTCGCAATAAACGCATGACCTAAAATAGTCCGGTTCCCCGACCGTAGCACTTTAACGGAAACGCCTTTCGACCGTTGCGCGGTCCCGGTAAACTTCGAGAGCGAAAGCGGTTTCCCCGCGCGAAAGCACTTCCCTGAAATGTCGGACCATGTCGCCCGGTTAATTTTAACCGCGGACCGAATGACGGTTTTCGTCGTGTTCAATTCCTGGTACGCTTCGTCCGTCATGTCCGTCCGGACGCCGGTCAAGGTTTTGTTTATCGCGCGAGTCAAAACCTTTGTTGCCGAGTTGCCAATCCCGGCGAACATCGCTTCGACTTCGCGAATTTGGGCCGGGTTTATGTCAATTTGAAGTTGCGCCATTTATCGAACCGCCACTTTTGAAGTGAACCCGTCATTTTCAAGTTCTTCGACGACGGTCCAGGTCCCCGCGTAAAGACCGGAAGCGATAATAAAGACGTCGCCCGCTTCCGGCGTCGTGCCTATTTCTGCAAGGCGAGCTTCGATTGTCCGCACTTGCGCCATTGCCGGAAGGTCAAACCCGCCCGGCTGAATTTCAGCTTCGTCCGAAACAACGACAAAACAGGCGGCCGGGAATTCGCCGTCCTTGATGAAAGTTGCCTCGACCCCGGCGACGGAGAAGATATCCACCGCCGCCTGGTCGAGTATGGACTCAAAAGTCACGGCTTAATACCACCAGAAAACGTCAACCGTGAATTTCCCGGCGGTCAGGGCCGCAACGGCAATCGTCGCGATCAACTGCTTGCGGGCGGCCATAACCAAAGGCGCGCCGGCGAGCGTGATCTGATCGGAAATGATCGGGCCGGCGTTGATATCGGCGATAGCGTCGGCCGCGTGGACGTCGCCGGCCGCATTCAGACCAAAGGAAATGGTAGCCGACCCGCCGGAAGTAATGTCGGTCGTCGGGTTGTTGATGTAAGCCTGGACGGCCTTCGCGCCGGACGGGATTTCCCCGCCGCGCATCGTAATTGCGCCAATCCCGCCGCCATCGACCGAAAAGTCGTATTCGAACGTTGCAACATTGAGTTTGCCTTCAAGTGGAGTTGTCATTTTAAAGAGTCCTTTCGTATTGTTATGAGAACCCCACGAACCATTTACGCGGGGTTAATATTTAAATCGCAAAGAATCAGCCGCCGGCGTTGGAAACCAGGGCCACCCAATCAACGGCCTTCGCGGCTGCATCGATACGGACCTTGAATTCGGTTCCGTCGACGGTCCAACCTTCGCGTTGCTCCATGTAAGGCGCTTTCTGACCGTTCAAATAAAAGACCGTAACGGTCATGCCCTTGGGACCGGCAAAGTAATATTTCGCCGTGTCGGAGCCGTCAAGTCTGGCATCGTAAACGCGCGTGAAGTAGTCGCCGGAATACGGATTGACCCGCGACGCGGCCAGATAAGAGTCGGTCGCCAGGCTATCTTTGTCGGCGAATTTTTCGGACCGGAAGAAAACTTCGGAAACGCCTTCAATCGTTTTCGGGCCGATGAAATATTCCGGCCGGATATTGAGATAAGCGTTGCCGGACGGATCGGTTTGCAGACCCATCAGTTTGATGGCTTCGGCAACCGGAGAGGTGCCGATGACGGCCGACGTTCCGACGTTGCCATGTGTCGCGCTATGGAAAAGCGTTACGCCGTCGCCCATGGCGGCGTTGGCGGTCAAAACGCTGTAAACACAATCGCCGATTTTGCGCTTTGCGGCGCGTCCCATTTTCCAGGGAACCATCGTAATTGCCCCCAGGTCGTCATTGATAATAGCTTGCCGGGTAATGGCCGTAATTTTCCCGAAGGTAACAGCCTGGACGGTTTCCTTTTTGTCCGACAGGTCGCCGTATTCGTATGCCCCGCGTTCGGCGATTTCGTCCAGGTCGTCGGCTTCGGAAGCCCGCGCGAGCGTCATCGCTTTAAAATCGGGAACGGACCCGGAATCGGTCCATACTTCGAAGGTTTCGTTTGCTTCCTCAAAACCGGACAAAAGCTGCTTATTCGCAACGTTCGCCAGTATCGCGGGAAGGTCGGAAGTCGTGAGCGCGCGCCCGACGATTTCCCGACGGTCGCCCTTATACGGTTTGTCGGCCAGGCGAAGGGCTTCGCGACAAAGTTCGACCATGGTGAAGTCTCGCAATTCTTCGGCGCCTTCGGCCGGTTTGGCAATGTCGACCCCGGCGCGCATCAATACGGAGTGTCCGGCGGCGTCGCGGAATTTGTCGCGTTCGTCGGCGATGATAACGGCGGCCGCGCGAACGGGTTCGGCTTCCTTGCCTTTCTTCAAAAGCTTGAACAGTTCCGCGCGGGCCTGATCGACGGTCATGTCGGCATCAAGCATCCGTTGCGCTTCGTCTTCGAACCCCATGTCGTTACACATGGACCGGATTTCGGCGCGGCGTTCGCGTTCGGCCTGTTTCGCCTTGTCGGCGATTTCGGACGGGTTGAAAAGTTCCCCGCGGGCTTCCAGCAGTTCGAAAAATGCCCAAGCTTGTTCTTCCGTCGCGTCTTTATCAAGCCCGCGGGCGACAAGCATTGCAAAAAATTTCTTGTTCATTTTGGATTGTCCTTTCGTTTCAATTTTTGGTTCCGGCTTTGGTTCTGGCGGTGTCTCGCGCGCCGGTTCTTTTGGCGTTTCCGGCGTTTTGCTCCGCGCCTTCGCCAGTTCGTCCGCCCCTATCGGGCAAGCGGAAAGTTCTTTCAGCCGCCAACGTGTTACGATCGAAACCGGGCCTTCGAAGCTATTCCCTTTGATCTTCCGGGTTTCCCCGGCGGGAATCCATTCTGAATTAACAACCCGATAGCCTACCGAAAAGTCGGTCAAATGCCCTTCGCGGATTTTCGTCCAAGGGCCTTCGGCTTCCGGAACAGATGAAAAACAAGCCCGCCCGATTAGCTGTTCGCCTTCGGGCTTTATGTCCCGATACGAACCCAAAACGGCGGACGTTCCCGACCATCTATCATGCGTGTCCAATAAAACGACTTGACGGGACGTAGGCAATTCAACGCCGGCCATCAAAAGCACTTCGTCGACGACGTCGCCCCGGTTGTAATCGTAAACCTGTACAGGCGCTTGCGATGCCCCGACGACTTCGACGCTTCTCTTGTCAATGTCCAAAGTCGCCGGGACGCCGGCCGAATCAAGGCGAAGCGATAGCGTCCGATAGTTTAAATTGTCGGCCGCGTTGTCCCGCGTCGAAACGCTTCCGGCCGTTTTTTTGTTATTTTTTTTGCGCCATTTCGCCGCCATGGTTCCCCCTTTACGCGGAAATAAGTTCATCCAGCTTATCCATAATATCGACAATGTCGGCTTTTTGCCCTTCGACGGCCGCCGGGTTGTTAGGCGTCGCCGTCGAAACGGATTCAAGCTTGATGCCGTTGTCCTCACAAAGCCGCTGGAACGCGGCGATTTCCTTGACGACGTCTTCGGCGTCCCGTCCGCGCGATTTGATAATTTCGAATTGTGATCGCAAGCCTTCCTTGACTTCATCGATTCGCGATTTTGTTTCGCGCAACGGGTCGATGGATTCGCTTCCCGGCGGTTGCCATTCGGCCCGCAACCAGCGCCCCGGATTACTGAAAAAAGAAGGATAGGAAAGTTTCCCCGCCATGACCCCGGCCTTGATCGCGCCGACCTTTATCGGTTCGCAAAAGTGCCGAATATGCCGCGTGTGTTGCGGCCGAAGGGCCTTCGAATAGTCGTTCCGGACCATTTTTCCGGTTGAATAGTTTAACCCCTGGTAATTGCCGGACAGGATTTCGTAAGGAATCGGCGCCGTGACGGCGATCATTTGCAGGATCAACTTGACGAACCCGGCGTTTTTATCGGAAAAACCCGGATTCGTTGCGAACGTGACCTTTTCGCCAGGCCGCAAATATTCGACGATCGCGTTTTCCATTTCGTCAATGGTTTTGCCGTCGTCGTCCGTGTCCATTGGCGAAGTCCGCGTCAACGGGTCAGGCGTTTCGACAAAGGCAAGATATTTTTCGGCAAGCTTCGCGGAATCGATCGCGGCGTCCATCAAATCGCTTAAATCATGCGCGACCAGGACGGCCGGCGCCAAAGCGGAAACGCCCCGGCGTTGACCAGGCCGAAGCGATTTAAAACCGTGTATTACGTTTTCAGACGCGACCCGTTGCGTTTTGCCCCATGAATCCGGGTCCGTGAAATGATAGGCAACGACGCGCCCGGTTGCCGGGTTATATTCTATACCCTGGTCGAAGGTGTTCGACTTCGCGACGTTCGACGTTGCGGACGACGCCAGCCAATCGGACTCGAGCATTTGCAATTTATAGGGGATAAACTTAGCGTTCGGGTCGAACACTTGCGCGATTAGGAATTCTCCGCCTTCAAATTCTTGCCGCTTCGCGAGCTCCATCATTTCATAAAAATGCAAGCGCCCGGCGACGTCGCAATCGTCCGCCCAAAACGAAAAAAAATCTTCGGTTTGCTGAATTCGGCGCTTGTCGATCGACTTGCCGTCAGGCGAAAGGATTCGCGATTGAAACCGGATGCCGTCACCGACGACGTTTTCGCAAACGCGATCAACCGCCGAAGCGAAAAAAGGAAAGTCGCGGACAAGCTGCCGGACCCTTGCCCGGATCTTGTCGTTTGAAGTTCCCAGGACGTCATTGATAGAGGCGTCGGCAGGCGACCATGCGCCCGTCAACCGCGAAGTTTTGGCCGCCGCATATTGGGCCGACCGAAGGCGTTCGCGATGCAGTTTCCGAATCAAGGCGCGTTGCGGCGAAAAAATGCCGATAAAACCGTCGATTCCGTCGACCAGGCGTCCGCCGATCCCCATTACCCGCGCCCCCCTTGTTTCGCATAAACGCGATTCACGGCCGCGCCGGATTCCTGGTTCGCCTTGCGTTCGGCATAGTCCAGCAACGCCATGAAGCTTTCGTGTGATCTATAATTGATTTGTTTACCGCCGACAGTAACGGAACCGACGCGAGTATTTCCCGCCGCCAGTTCGTCAAGCATGGAAGCATAACAGGCCGCCCAAGTAGAAAAAGCCATGGCACCCCCCGGAGTTGTGCCGGATGGGTAACATGGCTTTTCGTACCAAAAAAAGGCCGGTTATAATTGTTTACGGGTATTTTTTAAAGTTTCGCGACGTTTTCCCTTCAAGATAGCAATCGACGACCTTTTTTTCCCGCCATTTATCAATCATGTCCGTGTCCGATTCCCAAATGCCGCCGCAAATGCGGCCCGCCGGAAATCCGTCGACCCGAATCCATTTTAGGACCGTTGGCGCGGAACGGTTGACATAGTCGCAAATAGACTTCATTCCGGACAATGCCGCCATGTTTCCCCCTTTTTATTCGGGTTCTATTGATGCCGCGACAGGCGCTCCTGGCCCTTCGTTCGACATTTTTACCACCGATTCGGCCGTTTTCTTCGGATATGTTTTGTCGCCCACCTGTTCGCCTGTTTCCGTGTCGACGATCGCCCACTTTCCGCGGCCTTTGTGTTCGATTTTATAGCGCCCCTGGCCGGCCGGGTCCCCCTGGTCCCCGTCGGTTTCTTTTGGCGCTTCGACTTTCTTCGGCTCCTTTCCGCCGTTCAAATAGCGCGCGATATCTTTGGCGGGAATTGCCCAGGTTCCGTTTTCGTCAGTTTCGACGCGATAACCTTGCCGCTTCATGGAAACTACATGGTTCATTGTTTCGACGTCGGACCTTCCGCCCGTCAAAGCCTTGCCAATCGCTTCAATTCCTACAAGTTTTTTGCCCATGGTTTCGGTTCCTTTCACCATATGGGTTTTAGTTTTGGCCGCCGACATGGCCTCCGATATGGATCGCCGGGCCATCCGCCCCGGTCGATTTCGTCGCAAGGGTCGCCGTTCGCATCGTTATCGCGCCCGCGATCCGGGCCGCCGCTTGCTGGTCCGGTTGACGCGCCGCCTGAGTCCCCGCCGCTATCGCTTCCAGAATCGCCAGAATCGGACCCGGAGTCGTTGCCCCCGCCATTGCCTTCACCGCCTTTGCCGCCGTCGTGACAGGCGAAAGCGGTCCACCAGGAAAGCAAAAGCGCGCCGAACGTGGTCAAAAATAGTCTTCTGTTCATTTTTTGCCCTTTCTATCGTTTCGCGTTCTATTATTATTTCGCAAGTTCCGCTTAAGGTCCCTTCCGTTTCGACTTCATAAAAAAGCTTTGTATAGTCCATCCTTCGCCTTTCCCTACCAACGCGACCGCGATCGACCGCGTTTAACGGCCGCCGTGTTGCTGGTTTTCGTTTTGGCCGGTTCTAATGGCCGGTAAAGGTTGACCCCGCCGCCGATCCATTCCGGGTCCGCGCAAGCGTGGGCCGCGATTTCCGCGTCGAGCAAATGGTTATCCGTTCCGACTTGCACCCATTCTTCAAGGCCCTTGTCGTTTATCCGCTTTTCCTCCGCCTTGATTTGTTGCGCGTAATCGATGCCGGTCCCCGCGTGCAAATATGCCGCCTGTACCGCGCCTTCGCGCGCCTGATTGAGTCGATAGTGAAACGCGTCCTTCAATGTGTCGGTGTTCAAAAGAATGATTTGAAGGCCGCCCGGAAGCGCCTTGCCGGAAGGCGTTTTGTCCAGGGCCTTTCCGATATGGACCCGGCCGACGATCGGCCGCGACGCGCCTTTCGTTCCCCAAACGGCGCAAGACTTCCCGCGACCGTGTTCGCGAATCCACCAGTAAGCTTTTTCCGTCATGGACAAATCTTCGAATTTACCGCCGCCGGTATCGATCGCAGCGCGCCAAATCCCGGCCGTCCGGTTTCCGCCTTGTATCGGATAGCGCGTCGCGAAAAGTAACTGTTCCAGGGATTCCCAGGTCGGCAAAAAACCGTAATGAATAAGCCATGATGTAAAGTCCCATGACCAGGCGCGGACCGCGAACCAAAAGCCAAACTTTTGAACGTCAACGCCGCAAGTCAGCGCGACCGCCGCTTCCGGTACGGTTTGCGGCGGGAGATCGCACTTCGCCCGGAGGATCTCCGCGACTGTTTTGTCGGTGCCGGCGACGGTTTCCTTCCAGGGTTCGGCCAGGGTCGAGTTGATGAAGCCTTGCTTTTGCTTCGGGTCCCCTGATTTAACGGCCTTCGTCCAGGCCCGGACAAGCTTCGGGATGTCGCCGGAAACGCCCAAAAGTGAATAAAGCCGGTTGATGTGAAAGCCCGCCCGGATGATTTGCGCCGGTTGCTTTGTCCGCGGGACCCATTCGCCACGCGCGACGGCCCGGTTTTTCTGCGCCGTTGTCCAGACTTTGCCGCAACCCCCGCACTTGTAGCCGGCCCGCCTGATTTGCGCCCGCGTCGCGTCCCGGCCGCCCTTCCAGACGACACCCCCCAGGCGGTAGCGCCGGCCGTTCGCCCCGCGGTAAAGGCCCTTATTGAACCCGTCGGCGTGTTCCTGGGACCAAACAAGCGGTTGCGCCCGCCCGCATTTCGGGCATTTGACGTGGAAATCAAAAACGACGTCGGAAGCATTCAAAAGCGTCCAGATGTTCCCGGTTTCCAGCGTCGGCGTCGATAAATACCAGCGCAAATAGTTGTAATATGATTCAGTTCGTTCGTCGGAAAGCGAAAGCGCCGAACCCTCTTTCGATTTCGCGTAATAGCCAGGCTTGTCGACTTCGTCGTTTATCATAACGCGGAAGTTTTTCGTCCCAAGCTGCGCGACGGACGACGCCCAAACGACTTGCAAAAACGCGCCGTTCAAAAGCTTGATTTCCGTTTTAGAAAAGCGTTCGGAGTTTATCAGGCGGGACAAGTCCGGCGAATCCTCAAACATGGCTTGGATACGTTCGCGACCGACATAATCGGCTGTTTTTTCGTCGGCCAGGACGACGCCGATCGCCGCCGCTTCGAAATGCGCGTAATACCCGAGCGCGGAAACCATCGCTTCGGTTCCGGCGACCTGGGCCGGCTTGCAGAAAACCACTTCCGAGCATCCCAAATCGAACGGCGCGTCGATAATTCCGCGGATATATGGGGTCCGATCCAGGTTCAAACGGCCGCGTTCCTGGGCCTGGGACGATAAAAACCGATACCGTTCCGCCCATTCCGACGGCAAAAGCGGCGGTTTCGGAAGCCATGCTTCGACTTCGGCGTCGTGAAGGGCGATTTTTGACGGGTTCCCGGTCATGTGAAAAGCCTTAATTGCGCCGTTTCCCGTTCGATTCGCGGGACGGCGATTTCAGTTATGTATTTTTCGGAAAGTTCGATCCCGAGGAAACGCCGGCCGAGTTGATAAGAAACGACGCCGGTTGTTCCAGACCCGAAGAATGGATCAAAGACGACGCCGCCTTTTGGGCAACCGGCCAAGATACATGGCTCAATCAGATCCGGCGGGAACGTGGCGAAGTGGGCTTCCTTGAAAGGCTTTGTTGATACGGTCCATACGGAGCGCTTGTTGCGTCCCCTACTTGTCAACTTGATAGTTCCTTCTCCACGATCACGGAAAGACGGCTGCCCTGGAAATGCCTTTGCGCGGTCGTGGTTTGGATACGAATTGCGCCCGGCCCTGGCTATTGATTCGTCAAGGTACGGCTCTCTAATCGCATCCGCATCATAAAAATACCGCGCCAATTTCGACATGAGAAAAATGTATTCATGGGATTTAGTGGGGCGGTCGGTTACTGACTCAGGCATTAGATTCGGCTTTTGCTAAATGATGTCAGAGCGGAGATACCAGCCGTCCGCTTGCAGGGCGAAGGCCACGTGCCAGGGGATTCCGATTAGGTCTTTTTCTTTTAAGTCGTGGCTAACCTTTCGTCGCCCTGGTGGTTTCCCCCGCTGGTCGCCATTGTGTACCGTTTGGCCGTTCATGCTGACCCGAAAATTATTATAACTGTCCCCCAGATTAAGCCAAAGCGTCCCATCGTCCCGAAGCACACGCCGTACTTCACGGAAAACCTCAACCATGTTGGCAACATATTCTTCCGGTGTCGGTTCAAGGCCGAGTTGACCGGGGACACCATAATCCCGAAGCCCCCAATAAGGCGGGGACGTAACACAACAGTTGACGGACCCGTCCGGAAATCCGGATAAAACTTCGCGGACGTCGCCTTGATATATCGCGCCCGCGTCGGTTTGGTATATTTGATTCATTCAGTTCTCCGGCGTATATCTTCCGTCCCTTGCGAACCCTTCCCGCAAAAGCCGGATTTCGTTTTTAATGATTGGTTGCATATCATTCGGCGAAAGCCCGACAAGCAACGGCGGAAGCCGGTCCGCCAGGGCTTCCAGGCCGGCGCAAACCGCGACGACCCGCTCCGTCCAGGCCGCTATGACGTCCGCCTGTGAAAAAAGCGCGCCGCGGGCCTGTTCCAAAAACAGGTTTTCCTTTTCGGCCCGCGCCGTTTTTATCGCCAGGTCCGCTTTTTTGATCTGCACGTCGAGCGGTTCGCAGTTTTCGCCGGCGTCCTGGGCAGGCGCGGCGGACTCGGGGACCGCCTTACCGTTCCGCCGCGCCATGTGGATGTCGATGGACCGCCGATCAAACGACCCGTCGGCGTGCTGCGTTATTTTTTTTGTGGATGCCGCGTATCGGACTTGCCGCTTCGAAAGGTTCGTATATTCGCAAACGGCCAAAACGCTCGGAAGCGTGTCCCCGGTCGACGGTTCCGCCGTGTCCTTCCCGAGCCGTTCCTCAATTTCGCGGCGGTGCGTATGCTCAAAAGGTTTTAGCGTGTCGCCGCTGTTTATGCGGTCGTAATACGCCAGAAGCGCCTTTTCGTCCGCCTTCCGGCGTTCGTGGTCAAGGTCGAGCGTCGCGGCCGGCTTCGCACGTGGCGCGGCCTTCCGCTTCGCCGCCGGCTTTTTCTTGGGGCGGGCCATCAGGCGGGCGCCTTCCGCCTGGACAGTATCCGGTCCAGGACCGGCGTTGCCGGCGCCGGCCATCGATGCCGTTCGACCATTTCGTCTAGGATCCGGGCGGTTTCCTGTTCTTCGACCATGGCTTCCAGCGTCCGGGCGCCCGTCTTCGTCGAGTTGTGTCCGCGCTTCCGCGCGACCCCGAGCCGCGACGCTTGCGTCCGGATGCTTTGCGGGTCCCGACCGAGGGTTTGCGCGATTTTGATCGTCTGAATTTTGCCGTAATTGGCGAGGATAAATGCGAAATATTCGTCGGTGTATTTTCTGCCAGTTTTCATATGACCGGGACGCCCCCTTTCCGGAATTCGTCAACGCAAGCCGGGCAAACCGGGAAGACGCCGCGGTCCGTTGTCGCGACCCCGACAGCGTCAACGGCCGTCGGCCGGATGTCCGCACGGCAAACAAAACAAGCCGGGTCCGACATAATCCAAGCGACAAGGCTTTTTTGATAATGCCTGCTGAATTCGCGCTTCGGCAAAACGACAAGGGAATAAAGTTTAAAGGTCGTTCGCGTCGTGACGGTCACTTCGCCGTCGCGGTAGTTTGCCGATACTTGCTTCATGGTTGCCCCTTTCAACAGGCGTTAACGGTCCGCCGCCCGATTTGGTCCGGCCGCATCATTCGCAAGACGCGCCGGACTGGTTTCAGTTCCGGCGGATCCGGGACCGGCCAGGGCCGGAAATCCCCCAGGACGCGCCGCGCCCGTTCGCGGTTTTCCATTTTTAACAAAAGTTCCGGGTCGTCTAATTCCGAAACCCGGGCAGACGTCGCCGGCTTCGTCCTGATTTCGTAAACGTAAAATTCGGCCGGCGGCAGGATGAATGGCGTCGAATCGAAACCCGTCGTCGACGTCGAGGCGTCCGAATCCCCGGCGGAAGAATACGTTCCCCTTGTCGTGCT